CGTGCTGCCAGCCTTGTATAAGTCCTACATCGCAATCTAGTAGGTTATATCCTTTGTGTAATATACCAGTATCACCTGCTGCGTTTACTCCATTTACAAAATTTTGTAATAGCAGATACTTTTCTTTGTTATTGTTTACTGTTGGAACAACATTGTAATAACTAACGACTTTCATTTAAGATTTGCCACGCTTTTCCATTACGCATTTCTTGGGCAGTAAACTGACAATATGAAAGGTGTGCCGCAAATGCGTATGTTTCGTCTGCGCCATAACGATTTAATTTTCCTTCAATATCCGATATTTGTGTATTACATAATGCTGTTGCTGCATTAGGTGCAAGTGCGATTGCTGGGCGGCGATGTAGTAGAGCTTCAGTTGCAGCAATACTATTATATGTAACTAGACAATATGCATTATCAAGAGCTTTCCAAATTGTATCATTAGTAACTCTGTCTCTACGTATTGGCTTTTGTCTAACTACAATTCTTCTATCAGTGTATTTTCTAATTTCAGCTGTTGTACGAGCAATCCATTTATCAAGATCTTCTCCATAAAATTTCATAACTTTTAAACTCGGAGGACACAGTAGTATATGCTCTCCTTCTCTGTATTTTGGTACTTTGTATTTTAGTCTTTCAAGTCTGTCATATGGACGTTCAATAATAGGACCTTGTTGTTGTAAATTGTTGTACGTAATTCGATGATATTCTTTTTTTGTTCCTGGTTGTAAGTAGCCGGTATCGATTGCGTAATAATTGCGATCGTTTTCAATACAATGTTTTAGAGCTTTTTGACCACCGCCGCCTAAGCCGCGAATTATTAATGTGTTGTCTGACTTTTTCTCTCTGTCAAACTCACTAATAGTTCCGTTACATCCGATAATAAAATCTTCTAAGTACGGATCGTATAGTGCGTTTTTCTTACCAAGATTAAATCCGTCATCTTTGGCTGGCGCAATTGCTGCAACTTTAATACCCACGTTTCTCTCCTCAAACTTTTCTATACTTTCTTTACTTTTATAAACATGCTCGTCGGGATCTATCCAGCTGTTTAATAAATTATGAAAATAGGTTTTAGTTTTGGCAGGCAAATCTAAATCCATTGTAAGTTTTATTTTGTCTTTATTGCGTTCTAATTTTTTTTTTGAATTCTCTACTTGAGTTTCTAAATATCTAATTTTTCCTCTATACCAATCAAGTGCATATTCGCAATCTTGATATTGGGGGAACCAAGGGCCGCCTTCTGTGTAGTGCAATGCTTTTGGTTTACCGTCTTCTGGTTCCTTATACCATCCAACTAACCAATTCCATTTGTGACTAATTTCACCTACTTCGTCATCGCTTAACCAACTAAAGCGATGTAAAAAAGCACCTGTAGTTGATTCTTTATTTACTAACTCAGCAGTTAATCTTGCATTACTTGGGTGTCCGCAGTTGATTAGCATACAACTAGACCAGTTTTTTCTTGGATAATTATGCTGTTGCTTACCATCCATTTTTAGTCCTTCTTTAGGTGTATAGTCGTGGTGAGCGCACATTACAGCATACTTGTCATCGCACTGATCAAACAACTTAGCAATATCTTCTAGAAATACAAAATCACAATCTATAAATAATGCCCATCCTTTGTAATTCATTAGTTCGGGAATTAAGAATCTTGTAAAGGTAAATTCAGTTGATGCTAGTTCGTCTTTATCTCTTGTGTATATTTGTGCTCGGCGTAAGTCTCTTTGTTTTAACGGCTCAACATGAACTGGCACTGTTGCTTTATCTAAGATAGTTTGTTTACATACTTGGTATGCAATATCTTCACGACTATCCCATCCAACAAAAACTCTTAGTTTATTTTCAATCTCTTCTTTCAATGTCGTTCTCCGTCAATTCTTTGCCAAGCCAAACTTCAATTACTTTAGCTGTGTTATTTCCAATATTAATAGCTTTGTGCCAATACGCAGTTGGTATATCTATACTATCGCCTGGTATTAGTGTACGAGTTGTCTTTCGTCCTTCTCGGTCTTCTAACATCATGACAATTACACCGTCAACAACATGCCAGTGTTCACTACGACTAAAATGTCGTTGATCACTAAGAGCTCTGCCTTGTTCAAATGATAATTCTTTTACTTGCCATTCTCCGTTGCGATCTAGTATTTTATACGAACCCCATGCACGTTTAGTAACTGGCTTTTCCCAGTTTGACAAAATCCAGCTACTTGAATTCTTTTTATCATCGCCGCCAACACTAAAGACAAAATCTACATCTTTATTATCGCCATACATTTTTTGTTCTGGAATTTCGCCTTCGACTCTATCTCCGCCGTTTGCAACAATAAGTTTACCAGTTGTTGTTTGTAAAAGAAATCCAATTGCTTTTGTTGTGCCACCAGTTTCGTCGTCTTCGACCATTATAACATCGTCAACCATTTCAAGATGTTTGACAATATTTGCACGTTCTTCAAACGGCATAAAGGCTTGGCCTTTTTTATTCTCAAGCCACTTATCGGTGTTAAGACCCACTATAAGTTTATCACCAAGTTTCTTTGCTTCCTTAAAATATTCAATATGTCCGGAATGTAGTGGATCAAATCCACCAGTTACTAATACTGTCTTCATGTAGGTATTTACTTGTTACCAACCAAAGATATAGTCTTTTCTGACATTAGTAATTTCTCTTGCACCAAAGGACTTTAAGAATAGTCCAGCACATTCGTCTGTATCAGCTTGTTGTTCACAAACAATAATTGGTTTATATTTTAGTATAGTATCCATTGCACCTTTTAAAACTTCAAGTTCGTGACGTTCGCAGTCAATTTTTAACAAGCCAAATTTTGGAAGATCTAAATCATCCATTCTTTTAATATCAATTGTTCCTGTGCCAACTTCACTTACATAACTGCCGCCGGTGTTTATATGATCGTAAACCATATCTACTTTATTATTTGTACTACCAAGTGCAAATTTATTAATGTCAACTTTTGCTCGGTCGACATTTCTTTCTAAACAACTGTATACTTGCTCAAGGGGTTCGTATGCAATTACACGATTAAATTTTGTAGAAAGAGGTTTTGCCCATAAGCCTACGTTTGCGCCTACGTCAACTGCTAGATTAAAATCAGTTACGTATTTGTATGCTTCGTCTCTAACATCATCTTGATACTCAGGAGGGCCGCCTTTTTTTATTCTTTTACTGATTAAACGTTCGAAGTGTTCGTCCGTTGTTGGCATCCAATAATTATGTACTAGCTTCATTGCTTTAGTACCGTAATATATTTTATTACATTTATATCAAACTTTTCTACGTAACGTTCTGTAATTTTTTCATGTTGAATTTGGCATTTGTATTTTTCTAATTGACGCTTCCACCATTTAGGTTGTTCGATAATTAGATGTGCGTTCCTGCCGTCGCTTAATTTTTTCTTAGCCGGATGACACGCAATTAAATGATAATGATATTTTGTAGTTCGAGCAAATAGATCATCTAGTGTTTTTTCTAACATATCAACTTCAACATGTTCAAGAACATCGCTACTATAAGTCATGTCAACTTGTTCGGGCAAGTCAATTGGACTTGTTACTGGATCATATGTATACAATTTAATATCTGGATATGCTTCGGATATTGCTTGTGAAAGATATCCTTTGCCACTTCCAAAATCAAGAAAGCTAGTTACTTCGCCGCTATCAAGTATTTCTTTGACTACCGCAGGAATGTCAGCGCCGCTTCCAAACGCTGACTTACTGTGTAAAGTTTTTAGTTGTTTTAAATATTCTGCGCTATGTGCCATTACAGTGTTGCATCCTCCATGCCAGCAACTCTAAGTTTTACAACATTAGTAATTTGCCATTGCTTTTGATCAAGTGCTTTAAGAACACCTAGCCACTTGTTACGCATTAGCGCAAACTCGTTAATAATCTTTTCGTAGTCAACGACATCTGCCTCACCGTCTACGTATTTTTCAACGTCACGGCTTGACAGAGCTCGTTGATAGTTCTCAAGATATTTCTTAAAAAATGAACTACGCAATCTACGTAGTTCAATATTTAAATAGTTAAGTATAGCTTCAATCTCTTGAAGTTGATTAAACCTTTGCTCAACAATACCAGGCATTTCAGCGGCAGCACGTTCAACATTACCTTTGAGCTTAACTTCTCGTTTTGCTTCTACGAGTTCAGTCTCGAAGTATTGTATTGCACTTGGAATTTTTGAAATATCACGTGATACATCTGAATACCAGCCCATTACTCATCCCACTCTTGTTCGTCGACATCTTCGTCTTCATCTTCTAAGTAATATTGAATTGCAGCATCTAACAGTTTATCATTGCCAAGCGAAGACTTTAGTGTCAAGTCGTCAACACCGTAATCAACCAATAAGTCAACAAATTTTTCAGCTACGAGTTCTGGTTGTTTCTTATCTAGATAGTTTTTAAATAAGTTCCAGATATCAGCAATTTGGTCTTCATCCATTTTCAGTAGTTTCCTCGATTAAGTTATCCTCGGTATTTACCAATTGGGCATCTAATTCAGCTAGTTCTGCTTCTCTTGCTAGACGATCAGCTTCTGCTTCATCGGCTGCAACTTGTGCTTCCTTAGCTGGCAAATCTGCCATAACTTTATCGAGTAGTTCGCCAGTCCAACGCTTTCGGAATTCTAGAATAGGTTCACCGTCACTCATAACATATTCGTAACGATTGCCTTTCTTTTCTAGCAGTCCTTTTGCGTCCATCAAGTCAAACATACCGGAGTATGGATCCATACCAGTTTCGTATGGAATTTCAACTTGTACACTTTCAAACGGTTTGTTATAGCGTGTTTTCATTACTTTACACGCTGCTCTAATACCATGTACTTTAGATGTTTTGTTGCCGTCTGCGTCTGTTTTTAGTTTAAGTTTCTTCATAGCAACAACCATTGAACTTGCATACACAAAGCCTGAACCACCTGAGATCTTGTCATCTGGATCAAACATATCTTGCGATGCATATGTGTGGTTGGTTACACACATACCTACATTGTAACTACCAAACATATTCACACAGTTAGTTACAAGTGCTTTTAGTGCCTTTGCTTTACGACCAAAGTCACCTTTCATATCACCTTTTTGGAACTGGTCCATTTCAGTTGGTGACATAAGCATACCAAGTGAGTCAACTACAAACAATACCTTAGGACGTTCTTCCTCGTTCATAGATTTATAGTCTTCCATAAATGTACTAACTGTTTTAGCAACATCATCAATCATTGCCATATTAAGTTTAAGTAATTTACTTTCGTCTGTGTCTACTTGCAATGCTTGTAGCCATGATTCGTCAAGTGCGTTTTCACTGTCAATAAGAACAACAAAAATACCTTGTTCCTGTGCGTACTTTACAATGTTACCTGACACAATGTAACTTTTACCTGCACCAGATTCTCCTGCAAATACGCTTACCTTGCCTAGCGGAATACCTTTAGTAAAGTCGCCGCTTAGTAAGTAGTTTAGTGCAAAGTTGCCTGTACTAATCCAGTCTGTAGGATCGTTAAAGCCTGCACTCATACCCGTAATAGATTTTGTCAACGAATTACGGAATTTCGTTGGATCAAATGTTTTACTGACCATTGTTTCTCCTGTTCTAAAAAGCCAAATACAATATGGGTTGCATCTACAAAATGCAACCCATTTTAGTTGCGTTATTAACCTTGGCGTGAACGAATCATTGCAAGGATATCTTGTGCTCCACCTTCAGCTGCTGGTGCTGCTGCTGCTGGTGCTGCTTCTGCTGCAACTTCTTCATTAGACTTAAACGGAATATCACTATTGCGTGTGTCTACTGCCGGAGCAGGAGTTGGAGCACTTTGACTAACGGCTGTTGCTTGCGGTGATGCCGGCTTTGATGGATCACCTGTACGTGCTTGCATGCCTGCTGGGCGGAAATATTGACTCCAACGATCTGGATCGTAGGCTTCGCCATCTACACTTGCTTCAAACATTTCTGCAAGAACTTTAACAGCCACTTCATCTGGCTTTTTAGGAAGGAAGTCATTAAGATTAAACAGTCCATGTGTATTAACTGCATTCATCTCACTGTCGCTAAGTGGGCGATCTCTACGTGCCCAATTACTTGCGCCGTAATCTGCATATCCACCTTTGGAACCTTTTGCAAGACGGAAGTCTACACCAGCAGTATAATCTGTTGGTAATTCTTCCATGTCTGGATCCATAAGAGCTGCCTTAATCAACTGAAAGATTTGCGGACCAATAATAAAACGTCTAACAGGATTCTCTGGTGTAGAGTCCTCTGATAGTGGATTATCAGTTACAAACCCTTGGAAGATATATGAACGTTTCTTCCAATATTTACGACCCATATCTTCTAATGATGGATCTTTAAACCAACCACGTACTTCCTGTAGAATGCCACAGGATTCGCCGTACATTTCCATACATGGAACTTGTACTTGTACTGGGCGTGAACTTGTGTCGCCCTTAATACCGCTAAATGGAAGTTTAATCATCAAACGTTCTTTCCAGAAGAAAGTGTTTGAATCGTCCCCATCAGGTAAGAAGCGAA